GTGATTTATATTGGTGATGGGGGGATTTTGAATTGCTCGAATGCGAAGATACCCTCTAGGAAAATTCTACCATTTTTGACGAATACACAATAACCCATACACTATTCCTTAACTAACTCAACTAACAATGGTGTTACACAACTAACTAGCATATTATATTCTGTAAGTATATTACTTATTAATCTATTTACTTTATGATAAGGTTGCACTACTCCTATATCACCTCCAGTACGTCTGTAAGCTCTGTTAATATCATTATATAGTTTACGTACTATAGTTGTTTGATAGTGGGCTAATGACTTAAATTGATTAAAGTTTACTATGTTATATGATATAGAGTAGAGTAGTTGATTAAAGATTAATCTTCTAGTAAAGTTACGTAAGTATTGTACTTCTTTATATTGTATTTGATGTATCTTAGATGCTATAAGGTAGTTATGTAATCTATTAATTGATTTAAGTATAGTCTCTTCTTTGATATTAGTACACTTAATTCTATTAGTTGCTATACCTCTATGAGCTATATAAGCATTACAGTGAAAGAACTTCTTATGTAGGAATTGTTGATAGTTAATTACTGATAGTCCTACATCTGTAAAGGTAATGTACTCTTGTTCTAGTCCATTAACTCTTAATTGGTAGAAACAATCACCACATAGATATTGAGTACTAACTGCTGGTTTATTACATGACAAGCATAATCCTTGTGAGAGTTTAACGTAGTGTCTATGTTTAGATAGTGACTCTTTACTGTTATCATTTATGAATGGTTCTATTTGCAATACTTATCCTGATTATGTTATAGTTCGTAATTGTATCATAAAGGAGAAGAGGGTTATGATTAAAGTTGAAGATTTACTTGTTAATAAGTTAAAGGTAATGTTTAGTAGGGCTATTGTATCACAACTAACTGATATTAAGACTACTGAGTATGATAGAGGATATACTAGAGGAAGATATGAACTCATAGAACAATTGCTTAGAGAATTGGAGAGTAGTCATGTTAATAAAGCTGTACGAACCAAAATATAGAAGTGATATAGAATCTCTATTAAAGGAGTTTGCTAAAGAAATATGGGATAATAGTGGTGATAATGTAGATGTTGATTGCTTTGTAAGGAATCACTGGTGTGTATATGTTGCAATAGCTACTAGTGGTGAAGTTATAGGGTTTAGTTCTTATAATCTTAATCACTATTATGGAATGAGAGATGCTACTGTATCTAATACTTTTATATATGTAGTTAAAGAACATAGACAAAGTAGAGCTATGTACTTATTTTCATTACAATCAGGTAAGATATGTGTTAGTAACAACCTAGGATTAGAACATCACTATGGTTCTGATGAGTCTAGGAAGTTATCTTCTAAGTTGAATGGTGCTAAACTTTATGAGACTTTTGTTTATCCATTAGATGAAGTATCAAGAGTATTTAGTAGATTAAAAAGTAAAATAAGGATTAAAGAATGAGAAGAAATAGTAAGATTAGTAGAGAAGCTAATATTGGATTTGAAGTTAATGGTTTAGATTTTGATTATGTTGAAGATGAATTAGGATTAACTGTTTATGGTGGTGGAGGTAAAGGTGGTAGTAGTAGGCCAGCTCCAGTACAAGCTCCAGCAACTCCAGTACAACAAGCTGGTATAGAACTTATTGGTGCTGAAGAAGATGATGGTGATGAGTGGGATGATGAAGGTAGAAAGAAGACGAGAACTGGTAAAAACTCCTTAAAGATACCATTATCTGTTGCTAGTGATACTGGATTAAAAGTATAAGTTATGTCTATAGAAGAAGACTACAAGAAATTAACTACTGATAGGACTTCTTATGAGGATAGAGCTGAAGAGTGTGCAACTCTTACTCTACCTTATACTTTTCCTGATGAGAATTTAAAAGGTCAAGATAACCTTGATAGAGAGTTTGTACAAGGGTTTGGAGCTATGCTAGTTAATCACTTTGTTGGTAAATTAGCATTAACTATATTACCTCCATCTCAACCTTTCTTTAGGCTAACTGCTTCTCAAGAAGCTATGGATGCAGTAACACAAGGTAACCCTGATGCTATATATGAAGTAGAAAAGATATTAGCACAGAAAGAAGAAGCTGTACTAAGAGGTATTAATAAGTCAGATTTTAGAGCATCATTATATCCTAGTTTGAGACAATCAGTAGTAACTGGTAACTGTATTATAGAGAAGATAGATGAAGGTGGATATAAAGTACATGGACTTAGGTCTTATGTGATTAAGAGAGACCACAAAGGTAAGATTATTAGGCTTATCATTGAAGAGAAGATGGCTTATGAGACTGTACCAGAAGAGTTTAAGGTAGAAAAGCCTGATGAGAATAATGATACTGAAGATATTAGTTTATTCACGAATGTAAGCTTGATTGATGGTAGCTATGTGTTAACACAAGAATTATTAGGTCAAGAAGTAGGTAATGAAACTAAGTTTAAGAACTTTGAAGATAAGTTTATTGATGGAGCTTGGAATAGGTTAGATGGTGAAGACTATGCTAGAAGCTTTGTAGAAGACCACTTAGGCACATTGTTTGTACTTAATAAGTTATTGAAGGTTATAACTGAAGGTATAGCTGAAGGCGTCAAGATAGTTAAGTTAGTTAATCCTAATGGACTTACTTCTTATCAGGATTATGTTGAAGCTAAACATGGTGATGCTATTATAGGTAAAGATGGTGATATAACTACTATACAGTCAGGTAAATCACAAGACTTATCAGTAGCTAAAGAATTAGTTAATGAGATGAAACAAGAGTTATCTAGGGCATTCTTAGTAACTGGTGCTAGTATTAGAGATAGTGAAAGAACAACTGCTCAAGAAGTATCTATGGTAGCTAATGAAGTAGAAGCATCACTTGGTGGTATCTATACTAAGGTTAGTGGTAATATTCAAAGACCAGTAGTATCACAAGAGTTAGCTAATTTAAAGATTAAAGACAATAAAGATATTGAGATTATAATAACTACTGGATTACAAGCTCTAGGTAGAAATGTAGAACTTAATAAGATTAATACATTAATACAAGAGTTACAGATGCTAGGTGGAATAGTAGGTGCTGAACAAGTATCTAAGTATATTAATGTAGGTGCTATAAGTTCTGCTATGGTAGCTAACTCAGGTGTAGCAAGTAAAGAGTTTTTATATTCAGCTAAAGAGTTACAAGCTAATGAAGAAGCACAACAGAAACAAATGATGGCTCAACAAGCACTACAAGGTGCACTACCACAAGCTGGTCAGAATGTTGCTAACCAATATACACAACCAGAAGGAGAATAAATGACTACATACTTAAATCCAAAAGATAGATTAGAAGAAGTTAAAGTTGGAGAAGAAGTATCTGTTGAGAAACTATATACTGTTAAGCAATTAAGAGATATGTGTAAAGACAAAGGTCTTACTGGATATTCAAAGCTTAAAGAAGCTGAATTGCTGGAACTGTTAGAACTTAAGTAATCGTTATGTGCATAGTGTTGCCTCTCCTAATGCTATGCACTACTTGTAGGAGAGGATAATATTTAAGGAGAATAAATGGAAGATATTACACAAGGTCAAGAACAAATTGAATTGACTGAAGAACAATTAAAAGATGAAAAACAAAAAATAGTAGATGGTGTTAATAACCCTAATAAAAATGTAGATGATGAGACTAAACTTCCTAGTGATGGTGCTAAGAAGTTTGCTAATATATATGAAACAGTAGAGGATTTAAGAAAAGGTATCACTAATCTTAAAGCTGATGTTCCTGAATATATGTTAAATGGTATGAGTGATGAAGCATTAGAACAGTATTATGTTGATTTAAGAAAAGAGTTTAGTTCTAAACCTAAAGTAGAAGATGTGCCTGATAATAAGCCAGTTATTAAAGATGATGAAGCTAAGAATATTGTAGGTGATGATAAGCTATGGGCAGAGCTAGATACAGAGTTTACTACTAATGGTGGATTGAGTGATGAGTACTATGATAAGCTTAATAAGATGGGTATACCTTCTAAAGTAGTTGATAAGTATTTAGATGGATTAAAGAGTGAAGCATCATTGTTTACTAATAATGTATATTCTCTAGCTGGTGGTGAAGAGAACTATAATGATATTAAAGCTTGGGCTGAAGATACTTATAGCCAAAAAGAATTAGATATTATTGCTAGTGGAACACATGAAGAAATCTTATTTAAGATGAAAGGTGTTAAAGCTGAATATGAGTCTAAAGTTAAGCAAGGTGATAGTGGTAGACTATATGGTAACAAGGGTAGTAATGGTTCAGGATATAAAGACCAACAAGAATATCTATTAGATGTTATGAGTCCAGAATATAGAAAGAATCCTAAGTATAAGGCTAAAGTTGAAGCTAAGAGAGTAGCATCTTTTTTCGCTTAACTTGACAATAGTTGTGAATTAGTGTAGCATTTCAATATATTAACTGCATTAGACCTCACATAGAGCTTCCAAAGAGCATCTAAGTTTGAGACAATCTAAATAGTTTAACAATTATTTTGGTTTCAAGTTTAGGTGTTCTATTCAGAATTAACATTTCAATCATAAAGGAAAAATTATGGCAGCAACAAGTGGTGCATTAAATGCAGTATCAACTAAAACGGGATTAGCTCTAGAAGTATTTGCTAATACAATTGCAAGATTTGCAGAAGTAAACGTATTCAAAGAGTTGTTTTCAACTCAAACTATATCTGGTGGTTATTCAGGTAGATTTGATGTAAGAGGTGGTGGTACATCATCTAACATTAGACAACACGCATTAGGAGCTACTCCAACTAATACTGGGTTAGCATTAAACAAGAAGAATATTGAAGTAGAAAGAACATTCTATGATAGAAAGTTCATTGATAACTGGGAAAAACAAGCTATTCATTTCTCATTGCTAGAAGTAGCAGTTGAAGAAAATGCTGATTCAATGGCAGAGTTTGTTGATGAAAAGATTTTAGAACAAATTGATACTACTATGACATTAGCTCAGCTTATGGCTGAAGATGGTTCAGGTAGAGTTGTTCAAGATACAGCATCTGTTGTAGATGTTTCAACTGAGTATGCAGCAGCTACAACTACTGAAGAGATTGGTGATGTATTACTAGAAGCAGCATTTGCAGCTGGTGCAGCACTAAATAGAAAGAAGCAAAAAGGTAAACAAAGATATTTAGCATTAACTCCAGAGTTATATACTAAGTTAGTTCTGTCTAAGAAAGCTTTAAATGGTGATTACAATGATGGCTCTAATGGTTCTATCAAAGAAGGTAATGTATTAATGATTAATGGTATGAAAGTTATTACTTCTAATAACATTCAAACTACTGGCTTAATATCTCAAGGTACTGGTGAATCTCTTAATGGTTTAACTTTAGCTGGTTGGGTATTTACTGAAGATGTAATTGGTATTACTGAGTTTGGTGCTATTGATACACAGTATTGGGAAGAGAAGAAAGATAAAGGTTGGTATGTGGATATTGACTATGCTTTCGGAACTGGAAGTTTAAATTCAGCAAGTTTAGTTGCTATAGCATATTAATAGTTTTACCTTATAAGGTATTCAAACGACCAAAGGAAAGGTTAGGGCTACTTAGCCTTAGCCTTTTTTTTATTTATAAAGGATAATTAATGAACTTAAGAGATGCTGTTAATGAAATACTGTTATCTATTAATGAAATGCCTTTAGATATTGAGGATAACATTGAGGATATACAAACAGCAGTATTGGTAAATAGCCAACTACAAATATCTAAAAGAAACATACTAGCTCAAGGTTGGTATTTCAATAAGACTACAAGAAGTTTAAAGCCAGACATATCAGGATATATTCCAATACCTTCTACATTCTTATCTGTTGATGGTGGAGATGATAATAGAGATATTGTTATTAGAGATTGGAAATTGTTTGATAAAAAGAAACTAGAATTTAGATTTGATAAACCAATAGAATGTAAGATAGTAGAAGATATGGAGTTTGATGATGTACCTTATGTCTTTGCTGACTATATTGTTAAGACAGCTTCATTGCTTACCTATATCAATGTTATTGGCAATACTAATGATGTATCAGTTAGAAATCAATCATTACAAGCATCTAGAATGGAAGCAATTAAAGAAGATGCTAGAAATATAGATGGAAGAATATTAGACAGTACATTCCTTACTAATCTAATGGATAGAGAGTCAATGTAATGGCAAAGGGACGATTAGTCAATCATAACATTAACAACCTATCAGGTGGAGTATCAAGACAACCAGATGAAGCTAGGTTTGATAATCAAGTAGAAGAGATGAATAACTTTGAACCTTTCGTTACTGGAAGCATCAGAAGAAGAAATCCCTTAAACTTTGTAGCTAACTTATCACCACATAAAGCTAATATGATAATGCACAGCTACGATAGGGGTGATGGTTCAGAGAAGTACGGGATGATATTAGATGATAATGGCATTAGAGTATATGATATTACTGGAGTACAGAAAACTGTTACTCAAGTTGGTACTGTAGATGTTATGAGCAAATGGACTGGAACAGATTGGAATAAAGATATTAAGTTTCTAACTGTAGGAGATACAACTTGGATTCTAAATCAGTCTAAGACTGTTAAGATTACAGAGAGTAGAAGTCCAAACTTGAATACTGTAAAAAAAGCTTTCTATTGGTTAAAGAGAAGTTTTGATGATGGTGTTGGTGGTGGATATAAGTACTACTTGTATATTAATGGTGTAACATATTCAGTAGAGTCTGGAGACTCGAAGAGTGGAGCTACAGAACTTGCAGCATTGGTTAATGCAATTAGTGGATTCACAGCTAAGGCTTCAGGTTCAATAGTATATATAGTAGGTGATGCTCCTTTTACATTCTCATTTTCTGACTCTTGGGGAGACCAAGCAAGTGTTGGATGGTCTGAGAGTATAGATAAGATTACTGACTTACCAGCTAGTATGGAAGCATTCACTAGAGAAGAGGTAGGTGTTATAGGTATTACTGGTACAGATAGAGATAAGTTTACTTCATATTATTTGTCTTGGGATGGTGATAGCTGGATTGAATCAGTAGCTACTAATATACCAGATGAATTAGATATGACTACACTACCAGCTAAACTTGTTAGGATTGATAATAATAACTTCTATTTTGGATTCAATGAAGATATAGATACTATTGGATTTTATACTAACTGGGAGAAGAGATTGAAAGGTGATGAATCATCTAACCCATTACCAAGTTTCGTAGGACAAACAATATCTAACTTATTCTTCTTCAGAAATAGACTAGGATTTGCTTCAGAAGAGAATGTTATACTTAGTGAAGTATCTAGTTATTATAACTTCTTTGCTACTACAATGATGGATGTATTAGATGGAGACCCTATTGATGTAAGTGTTGATAGTGATAGTGTTGCTATTATTAGGAATGTTAATAGTATTGCTGGAAGTTTAACTCTATGGGCTGATGGTTCACAATATATACTTAGTGGTGGAGATGTATTAAGTCCAGCTACTACTAGAGTGAGTCAGAGTTCAAGTTATGCTTGTGACAACAGTATAGCTCCAATAGTAGTAGATAACGAGATATTATTCTTTAATAAGATTGATAAGAACTTAGAAGTTAAAGTATATAGTGCTAGTTCATTAGATACTGATAAGAGTAGTGCTGAGAGTATATCTACTAATGTTACTGGATATTTACCTTCAACTATAAATAATGCTATTGTATCTTCTGCTAGTAATCTTGTATTCTTAACTGATGGTGCAGATAGTAATACAATATATGTTTATAAGTATCATATTAACAATAATGAGAAGATTATGTCTAGTTGGTTTAAGTGGACTTTTGGAGTATCTATAAAGGGTATTAATGTGGTAGATAATACTTTATACTTATTAGTTGATGGTAATGGATTAGCTAAGATGGAGTTATCTATAACTGATATTAATGATAGTTTTCTTGATATGGGAACAGATGAATATATTAGCGAGGTTACACTTAGTAGATTTAATATAGAGACAAAGCAAGGTACTAGAAGCATTAGAGAACCATTCTTTGTTAAGAACTTAAAAGTAAGCTATGAAGGAATCTGTGATTTAGATATAATAAACTCAGAAAGAAACAATGTTAAGACTATTAAAGACAAACATCTTGATAGGAGATTGTTTATAGGTGGAAACTCAGACAAGGTTAGTTTAAAGTTTCAAACGAATTATGATTTAGGATGCAAGATAAACACTATAAGTTTAGAAGGTTTATTTGTTTCTAGGTCTCAAAATGCTTAGGAGTAATTATGGCATTAAGTGATGCACAAATATATATAGGTGATGGCATAACTAGAGACTATACTATATTAGGTGAGATACCTAGTGAGAGTCATCTTAGGGTATGGATTGATGACGAAATACAATCTACTGATATTTGGGATTTGTTAGGTAATACAGTATTGTTTTTAAACCCACCAGCTATAGGTACAGCTGTTCAATTTCTTGTATCAACTACTGGAGCAGACTTTCCATCTAACCCATCTGCGATAGGTGATGTATCTTTGAATATATTAGAAGTGATTAATGTATCTCAAAACTTACCTATACTGTATACAGTAGGTAATGAGTTAATAACTAATAATCTAGAGAATATTGGAATAGACTTAGAACTAGGTGTCGACAGTACAATTAGAAAAGTAAGTAATGATATAGTAAGTGTTAAAACTGTTAGCACTTCAATAGCTGCTGTGAATGCTCTAAATGGTATTATCAATAAGCTAAATAGTTTATATGCAGATAAAGTTACACTAGACTCTCTATATGCAGATAAGGTTGCATTAGATAGTTTGTATGCTGACAAAGTTACTCTTGATAGTTTATATGTTGATAAGAACAAGCTAGATACTTTATTTCTAATCAAAAATAAGATAGACTCTATTTTTTCTGATAAGGCAAAACTGGATAGTTTGTTTGACGATAAAGCGACTATGGATAGTTTAGTAGCTGATAAAGCTACACTTGACTCGTTATACGCAGATAAGACAGCACTTGACGCTATATATACAAACCTAGCTGAGGTACTAACAGCTAATGAAAGTGCAGCTGAAGCAGCAGTAAGTGCAAGCAATGCTTTAGTCTCAGAAAACAACTCACATACAAACTATACTAACTCTTTAGCTCAAGCAAATAGAGCTGAAAGCGAAGCAGATAGAACAGAAGGGTACGCAGATAGTGTTAATCCTTCTAATATTATTCATACAGATGGAAGTGGACTGCCTAACGAAATTAGCGAAATTATAAAAGGTGATGTTTTTATAAAACCAAACTCAACAAAACCACTTTTTGAAAAAGTAAGTCCATCAAGTCTAAAAATACCAGCAGGCTTTATAGTAAAAATTGGAAATGCAGTTGTAGAAAAACTTACAGACACAACTATTACTTTAGCATCAAATCTTGATATGGGTGCAAAAGTTGCAGGAACTGACTATTATGTTTATGCAAAAATTGATGGTACTTTTTATATTAGTAAAAACAAAAGTTTAAACAAAGCAAATGAAAGACTTATTGGTGGATTCCATTACGGATTAGTCCCTGAAAACTTTACAGCAAGAAACAATCTAACAACAGCTGATGCTCATAGTGTTAGGGGTATCCGGGCAAATTCTTGTTGGGATTTACAATGGCTTCCAAAAAATGATGACCCTAGAGGAATGACTTATAATATTCTTGGCTTTTGGAATGATATTTACTTTTGTAATGATGAACATATTGTAAATGGAACTTCAAAAGCTGGAGCAAAAATAGCAGGAGGTGCAACAACAAATGGAAGAGGAATTCCAAAAATACCTTTAGCCTTTGGTGGAAATGGAAGCACTACTTACGGAAAAATGACTTGGTTTAATACAGCAGAAATAGCTAGTGCATATGGCAAGAGATTACTAAACTATGCAGAATTTCAAGCTTTAGCTTATGGTGTAAAGGAAGCAAGTTCAGCAGGTGGAGCTGATGATGGAACTTGTAAACATATAGCAGATTATTTATCGCCTTATATGGAACAAGCAACGGGAATTCAATATACATGGAGTTCAGAAGTTCAAGGAATCGGAGGTAATGGATGGGATGCAGGTATCACAGATGGAAGAGGAAGTATCTATGCTAATGCGTCACAACCAACAGCAGCGATGCTGGGTGGGGTTTCGACGTACGCCTCGCATTCGGGTTCTCGTTGCTCGGCTTGGGGCAATTACCTTTGGTATTCGGGTTGGTACATTGGTGGTCGGTTCGCTTGTGACCACTTGAACTTGGCACCTGCACGAACGGTAGTGAGTGCTTAGATGAAACATCAAAGCGGTGATGGTCTTGATATTATAGAAAAGTATGACACTTTTGGTGATTATATTTATAAAAAATTACAAGAAATTCCAAGAGAGCATGGGATTTTAAAAGCTAGAGCAATTAATCTTATAGAAGAGCAACCGCAGTTATTTTATACTGCGATTCGTTCTGAGCAAAT